GTCAGCGGTAGCCGGGCAGTTCTACCGGACCCCGTCGCCGGGGTTTCGACTAATATCCGAGTCGCTTAAGATCGGCGTTCGCGTACTTGCCGAGAACGCGCGACGTTGCCGCGACATAGGTGCTTCCGTGGATGTCGGTCTTGATGACCGGGTCGGCGTACACGACCTGAGCGTTGATCGCGTTCACGAGTCGCTGCGCGGTTTGCTTGTTACGCAGGACGTAGCCGTGGGTGCTTGGCCTATCGACCGTGGCATCCCAGGTCGAGTAGACGCACCACTCGCCGCCAGGCCTCTCGCACTCGTACATATCGGCGTGAACCTTCATGCGCTTCCCCTTTCGTTACACCTGTCTCGTCAGCACGGGTCGGTGAGTTCCCGTGGACCCCTCTCGGGGTTTCGACTATTCAGCACCGCACTCGCAGCCTCGCTTGTTGCAGCGGTGGGGCGCGGCCTGCCGGAAGACCCGCTCGCCGCAGAGCGAGCAGCATGTCATCGCTGCGATGCAGGACTTCTGCTCGGTCGGGCAAGTGATGACCCGTACCCATGCGCCGTACTCGTTTCGGTACTCGAAGTCCAGCGTATGAAGCGCCGTCGCGGTCACCATGACAGCATCGTCATAGTCGGAGGGCGGAGCGCGGTCAGTACGCCACCCGGCTCGTAGTCGGTGAGCAGGATCTTCTCGGCGGCTTCCTTTGCCTCTTCCCACGTGTCGCCGGTAACGCCGATCTCCTCGACTGAGGCGTACCCGTCGCTGTCGGTGAATGTCACCTCGGCGGTGTAATGGAATGCCATGCGTCTCCCCTTTCGTCATTGACCTGTCTCGTCAGGCACGGTAGGTCAGTTCCGTGCGACCCGCCGAAGCGGGTTTCGACTTACTCCCAGGTAGCGCTCTCGGTGATCCTGCCGTCAGACATCCCGAAGGAGTTCTGAAGGCCAATGCGGATCGCATGGAACTTCTCGCCGTCAGCCTTCGAGAAGTCGTTACGGCGCTCGGTACGGAACTCCATCTGGATCTCGTCACCCTTGTCGGCGATTGCCGAAGCGAGGTCACGGATCAAGCAGGCAGCCTCCGCCTTGCTCATCGTGAACCAGCAGACGTTACGGTCGTTCATCGGCGTGTGCGTGGTGGTCATGATTGTTCCTTCCCTTTCGCCTGTCTCATCAGCACCGGGAGGCGAACTCCGGTGGACCGCCTCGCGGCGGTTTCGACTATGCGCTACATGAACTGGCTGACCATCCGGCTGAACGTCGGAAGGTGAACGGGCTTGGCCTTGGGCCGAACCTTGAAAGACGCAGGCACCGGGATCTCGGTGGCACCCTCCAAGCCGCGACGCGCAATGGCCTTCTCACGGCTGGACCACTCGCCACCCATGAAGACGTAGCCATCGGTGTGCAGCGGCGTGATGATGAACAACGTGTAACGGCCATTCTTCTCTGTGAAGAAGTAGGTGCGGTCGTCGCTCATGCGATCTTCCCTTTCGTCATCGCGTGTCTCTTCAGCGTTAGGACGCGACCCCTAACGGACCCTCCTACCAGTAACGGCAGGAGGGTTTCGACTGGGAAGTCAACTGAACGCTCGGGGTTACTTCCGGCTCGTCTGTCCTCGCGTCGCCCCTGCCGCTCGCTCTAGCGTTTGCACGGTGATCGCATCGCAACGATGGGGGTGGCGAGGAAGGTCCCTTCCGGTTCTCCCTCTGCGCGGATCGGGCTGGTTCACTAGGCGGTTCCGGTCGCGACGCGCGATCACTTGTCTCGGTGATCTTGCGGTTAGTGGCTCTTCTACGCTCACCCATTCGCCGGAGGCGGTGCCCCGATCCGCTCTTCAGTTATGCCCCTATCTTACCGTGTCAGACGGTAGATGGTGGTATTTCCCGAAAAGTTTTTTGAGAGCAATTTGAGGCCCCATCCCAGGCCCCTACCCCGGTGCCCCCTTAAGGGGGGATAACCCCTCAGATTGCTTCTGAGGGCCTTCCAGCCCGACCCTCGCCTGGAGCCTGACCGGGAGGCTCTGGCGCGTGTAGAATGGTCCCAGCAACGTGTCCACCCGTGACCCCGCTTCCGCCGTGGCTCGCGTGGCCCCAGGGATGCCGGGGTTGCCGCGCGTCCATGGGAGCGGAATGGCGACCTACCGAGTCCTCGTAGGAATCGACTACGCAGGCAATCGTGCCGAACCGGGCACCGTCGTCAGCGACCTACCCGCCAGTAGCGTTACTTGGCTCCTCGCGCAGAACATCATCGAAGCCGCAGATAACGCTTCAGACGATCAGCCGGTAACACCAAAGACTACTGCTGCGCGTGAGCCTAAGTCTCCCAGCAAGGGAGGCGAATGATGCCCACATTTCGTCACGGTAAGCGCACCGTCGTTCTGCTGAACGGGACCGATATGTCCCCGTTCTTGAACGAGGCTACTCAGACCCAGGAGATCGAGACTGCGGAGACCACTACCTTCGCGGATTCAGACAAGACCTACATCACCGGCCTCGGCGACGGGACGATCTCCACGAGCGGCCTATTCGACGGAACCGCTAACGCTTCTAACGATGTCCTCAGCGGCGCTATCGGGCAGGAAGATAACACCTTCACGGTGCTGCCCGAAGGCGCTACCGCAGGCGCGAGAAGCATCATCGCTAACGGCCAGTTGACCTCCTATGAGGTGTCCTCTCCAGTGGGTGACGTTGTCGCTATCTCAGCAGAAGTTCAGGCCGATGGAGGACTGTTCTCCGGTCGCGCTCTGAACGCTCTCACCAACACGGGAACGTCGGCATCGCTGACCGGCATTAACGACGGCTCATCGACCAGCGGTGGGGGCCTCTTTAACCTTCACGTTACGGCGAATACGCGCGACGGTGCGGCAACCGTCAAGGTCCAGCACTCAGCAGATAACGCAACCTGGGTGGACCTCGTCACATTCTCTTCCGTCAGCGCCAGCAGCACGGCGGGAGAGAGCATCACCAGCACGGGCACGGTGAATCAGTATCTCCGTGCAGCACACACCCTCGCCGGATCGTCCGGCTCCATCACCTATCACGTTTCGGCAGCAAGGAGATAACTGTGCCTACCTTCAAGCATGGCAAGAACGCCTACTTCGCCCTCGACGGGACCGCAGCATCACTCGTCAACATCAGCGGCACTCTGAATGAGATCAGCATGCCGCGCGAGATTGAGACTGCGGAGACGACGGCGTTCGGGCAGAACGACAAGACCTACATCACCGGACTCGGTGACGCCACCATTTCGCTCTCCGGCATGTTCGATGCCACGACTGACACGATGATTGCTGGCGATATCGCCAACCTGAAGTCGGGTTCGGTGTCCAGCCTCTCGTTCGAGTACGGTCCCGCTGGCTCCGCATCGGCCCAGCCGAAGTTCACGGGCGAGGCGCTCATCACTTCCTACGAGGTTTCCTCCCCGGTCGGCGATGTCGTCACCTATTCGCTCGAACTTCAGGTCACGGGCGGCGTTACCGGCACCACGTTCTGACGCACGGTTCAGTAACTTTCCACGTTCCCATGTGGACCAACCAAAGGAGTAACGGTAATGGCTAGTTTGCGTGACAAGATCTTCGCAGCACAGGACATCCCGACCGAGGTTGTGAGCATCCCCGAGTGGGGAGTCGATGTTCTCGTTCGAGGTATGAGCGCAGGCGACCGCATCACCCTGATGCAGAACGCTTTCGACCAGACCACGCAGCAAGTGAACATGAGCATCGTCTACCCCGACGTTGTCGTGTCGTGCACCTTCGACCCTGACAGCAACGAGCCGGTGTTCACGACCGCAGACAAGGACGCGATCCTCGCGAAGTCCAGCGCAGCAGTCGAGCGTCTGGCTAACGTCGGGCTTCGGCTGTCCGGTATCGGCAAGGAAGAGCAGGACGCGGCGGGAAAAGATTCCTCCAAGTCCCAGAAAGACGATTCATCTTCGAAATAGCGCAACGGTTGGGGAGGACGGTGGATGAACTCCTACTTGGAGGCCCAGGCCACCGTCCTCTCACTTCCGCAGAACTAACGGAGTGGATCGCGCTAGAGCATTTGCGGGTCTGGGAGCAGGAACAGGCCTCGAAGAAGAAGAGGTGAACTCATGGCGGTAGCAACAGAGGTTGTCGCCCGGTTCACAGCCGACATCAGCGATGTCCAGTCGAAGATGTCGATGGCGCGTGGCGCTTTCGCGACCGTAGGCGAAGCGGCATCGTTCTCTAGCAAGCGTATTGCCGAGGTCGGCAACGCTATGGCCGACGTCGGCAAGAAGATGACGGTCGGCATCACCCTCCCCCTGGGTGGTGTAGCGGCTGCCGCAAGTACCGCAGCGATCTCGTTCGAAGCCAGCATGAACAAGATCATCGGCCTGGTCGGTATCGCGTCTGATGAGGTCGCCCGAATGGGCACCGAAGTCACCGGTATGGCTGGTCAGATCGGCAAGTCACCTGACGAACTCGCTGCTGGCTTGTTCGTTGTGACCTCCGCAGGCCTGCGCGGGTCTGACGCGATGTCTACCTTGGCGAACTCTGCTAAGGCTGGTGCGGCTGGACTAGGCGAAACGAACGATATCGCTCGCGCAGTAGCCGGTGCATTGTCTGCATACGGTACTGAAGTCCTCTCCGCGTCCGATGCCACCGACGCTATCGTCGCCACGGCCCGTGCGGGTAACTTCGAGACGAGCCAGTTCGCTGCCTCCATCGGTCGCGTACTGCCCTTCGCTAAGCAGGCAGGCGCATCCTTCCAAGAAATGGGCGGAGCAGTAGCCCTCCTGACGCGAGTGAACGGTGACGCTGCCCAGTCAGTCACTCAGATTCAGGCATTGTTCCGCGCTTTCGTCGTCCCAACCGAGGAAGCCAAGACTGCGCTTGACGAAGTTGGCATGAGCGCTCAGGATCTACGCGACTCGATTGCCGCTAAGGGGCTACCCGCTACGCTGCAAATGCTTGACAAGGCGCTCGGCGGCAACCGGGAACAGTTGGGTAGGCTGCTGGGATCGTCGGAAGCGGCATCTGCGGCGTTCCAAATCCTTGATTCGGACGCTGCCACGATCGAAGCGACCTTCGGCGGGGTGCGCGCGAGCGCTGGCATGACCGCTGAAGCCTTCAATGCCGTCGCGCAGACGACTCAGTTCCAAATGAATC